GCTCCTTGTAACGATGTCAATTGATAGCAGTGATATGCATAAAATGAGCGTGTGACATGACTGGGGGCATGAGTTAAGTCCTTGATGCGAGTGCGTGCCACACTCACATCCAGACCCACTGAGTGGGGAAATCCCTTCAAGCTGTTTAAACGGGGAAGACCCACGCTGTTCATGGATCGGGTGAATCTGCCTGTGACTGTGCCAAATTGCACGTTGAGATAATTCACATTTGTTTTGTAGTCCACATTACCCACCACATCCACAACCCCATCAGCTGTGATCTCATAATCACCATCAATATCCACTTGTTTTTTCAGCATCTGCTCTATATCATTGTTATTCATAAATCACCACCATTGTGCGTTTACAGGAGATAAGCCCAAACTCTTGGTAAATCGGGGCAGTCTACATGACCAGTAACTGGCCTTTGTTTTGTCCTTCCTTTCGGCACATTTGTGACGAGCTGCAAAACTGGCTCTGCGTGCAGGATCTTGTATCTTCACACTCAGTTCTGTGCTACCAAATGTGACTCTCTTTACTCTATCAGTCTTGGGATCCATCACATACACATAATACTTTTTGGGACCACCTCTTTTGGGTTTGTTCAGCTGCACAGTTTTGCCCTGATACTCTGCTTCCAGTACGTGATCCGGTGTTTGCATGATCACATCCAGAGGCACTTGGGCACCTTCAAATAGTGCAAATTCACCTATTTGTGTGCGCAGTAACTCTTGATCTGATTCATGCAGCTGAGATCTTTGTGATTCTGTTAACATTTTGGCTTGGCGAAAGTACTCAAACCAAGCTTCACTAAAGATTCGAAAGGGGTTATCCAACAACCTGGTATTACGCTGGATACTCTCGGTGAGAGCTTGTTGTGCCACGTGTGTGTGCGATGTGAGCAGGTCTGATATCTTCATGATGTGATATTTACCCATAAGTTGGGTATAAATATTCATATGAGAATCTCAGACCTACAATTAATGGAAGGCAGAAACACACCAGTGATCTGTGTGGATGTGCAACCTGAATACAGCGGCATAAATGACGGTGCTGAGAATCCTGTGTTTGAACAGATCATACAATTTGTGAACAATCAAACAGGGCCTGCGCTCATGTTTGTGAATGCCGAAGATCAGGGTTTGAGCGGTGATACTGTGGCATCTGTGAAAGAGTATTGGGAGGACAGTGGCTTTGATCCTAATAACTGGCGCAGAGTTACCGTTGTGGAAAACGTCTAGCAATCTACTACATAGTGTGGTAATTGTTTACTGACATAAACAAAAGCCACCCTGGAGGGGCCTGTCCCACTTGGGTATTTAATCCTAAACCCCTGGAGATTTCAATGAATTACCAAAAGCATTATGATGCGCTGATATTGCGAGCACAATCCCGCACTCTTGAAACATACACCGAACGACATCATATATTGCCCAAATCCCTTGGTGGCACGGATGATGCTACTAATATTGTTTCATTAACCGCAGAAGAGCATTATCTAGCTCATCAATTGCTGGTAAAAATTTATGAGAAATTGAACAATCAATATGCCTACAGAAAAATGCTATTTGCACTAAATCTAATGTCTGGTAAGAGCAATCTATGCAGAAGTAACAGATATTATGGATGGATTCGACGGAAAGTAAGTGAAGCACGAAAAGGCTTTACTCACACTCAAGAGAGTAAAGACAAAAATTCACAGTCCTGTAAAAAATATTACAAGACTCACACTCATCCTCGAAAGGGTAAACCATTATCGGCTACACAACGGGATACGCTGTCCCAAATACTAACAGGTAGGCAGATTAGTAATCAACATAAAAATAGAATTAGCCAGAGTCTAAAAGGTATCAAGAGAATAGGTAAGCCTAGTGAAGCCAATCCATCCTACAAACATATATCTGAAGCAGTAATTGATAAAATTGTTACTTTGTGGCTAAATGGTTGTGATTTACGTGATATCTGTAGTGAAGTTGATCTAGGGGCGGAAAAAATCAAGTCCCTGTTACAGGGCAGAGCAATTGATGTCTCCGTGAGACAGTGTCTATATTGTAAAAAGATTGGAGATTCAGGAAATCTCTTAAGATGGCATTTTGACAACTGCAAATTTAAATGCACTTGACACACAAGGCATATCCATTGCAGTCTAGGTAAATATCTTTATGAAGATACAAGATTTGCTCAACAAGCCCACCATGACTGTGGGTCAGCTCAGTAAAAAATATCACACAGCGCCCAGCGCAGTGGAAACTGAACTCAGCAAGGGTGTGAAAGTGGAAATGGAACACACCCATAATATTCAAGTGGCTCGTGAGATAGCCTTGGATCACTTGGGTGAGGATCTCTACTATTATGAAAAGTTGAGCAAGATTGAAAAGCCACTTGCAGAAGCCTTGGATCAATATTCCCCTGTGGAGGATCCCACACCCAGTGAACTAAAATTACTGGCCAGACGTAACAAGTATCATAGTGCTAGATTTGTTGTTTACAAGCCTGACCGTGAAGGTGCCACCCACTGGATAGCTGCTGATAGTGCACACTTCACACACCACAGCATGGCACCAGCCATGGAAGCTTGGTTGATCAGAGGATATGTGCAATACCTGGGTGATAATGAGTACGCCTATCGCAGCATGGAAGTTTACAGCCCCAAAACAGTGGATCATCCCCTGTTCAGAACCTGGGAGCGGGCTGGTATCCAGGATGGCAATCCAGAAGTGGTAGAATCGCATCTCATGATGGAATCCCTAATCAACAATGACCAAGGTTGGGGTAGGGTGCCCAACAATCAAAATGTGGACTACTTGGGCATGCGAGTGAGTATGAAACCCAGCAGGTTCTTAAAACTGGCTGCACCTTTGGAGAGAGTAGATGCTCATAGTTTGAAGGGCATGGTGACTCATCTAAACTCCGGTGGTACAGTAGCCAGTCCTTGGTTGGTCATACGCATACCAGAAGCATGGGAAGAGGGCAATTATGATCAGGCAGCCCAAGTTACCAGTCATGAAGGCAGAAATAGAATGTATGCCATCCAGGATGTGCAAGGTGACGCACCTGTGGAAGTGCATGTTTTCTTTGCATCAGGGCTGAGAGCCAGACACATAAAACCAGACTGGATGCGTCACATGATGCATGAGCTGATTCCACAAGGTCATAACACACCACAGTCTGATACTTGGTTCACACCCATCAAACAACAAGTGGATGAACATCTGGTAGCAGAGGCTGCATCAGTCAAACTGGGACCTCAGTTGTATGTGCCGCATCCAAAAAATCTAAAAGAAGGTCTCAAACCAGAGGCCAAACTGTGGACCAGTACTGCTCACAAGAGTGATGCTGGTTACACTAGTGCCTGGGCAGAATGGTGTTCACATGCCATGCCAGCATGGTTAGGTCATGAAGGCACACTGTATGATGTGAAGCCTGGTGCTCGAATTCTCACCCTAAACACAGACCGTCAAGCTCGTGCCATTGCTAAAAAATATGGTGTGAAGATCACCAATGTGATCAGCCTGTTGACTCTCATGCCCTGGGACCGGATCAGCCAAGACTATGATGCTGTGCATCATGTGCCCTCTGGTGACAGACTGAGCAACCTGCTCATGGGCACATGGGACGTGGAAAGCACCGCTTGGTTCAACATGAACTTTTTGACCAATCCCCGCAAGGTGCACATAAGCATCCAAGATCCACCCTTACATGAAGCTTGGAGTAAAAAATACAAAAAAAGCATCAACTGTAGCAACCCCAAAGGGTTTAGCCAACGTGCTCATTGTGCAGGCAGGAAAGCCAGATCCTCACACAGAAAAACTAAATCTGTGAGTGTGAGTGAAGCTACTAACCCGTCTAACACTTCACATGATATGGATCAGTTAACCACTCACCATTCAGAATTATATGATCAAATCCTCACCATACTGTGTGACATGATTGATTATCAAAGCATTCACAACCCGGAAAAATACGGAGAGGTAGGAGCAGCCATTGTGGATCCTGACTCCAGGATCGTTGTGGGATTGAGCACAGCCAGCAACGGTAAGTGGCGTCACGCAGAATATACTGCCATTGTGGCCTATAATAAAAAGTATGGTGAAATTCCACCAGGAAGCGTGATAATAACCACTTGCAGCCCATGTAGTGCCCGAATGCCAGACAGGTACGGTGCCAGTTGCACACACAGAATAAATCAACAGCCTATTCCATTAGTTTATTGTGGATTTGAAGATCCCACACAACTCACTCACTTGCACAACTTTAAACTTGTGATCACCCAAAACACCCACATACATGACAGATGTGAAATACATGCACAGAGATTCATGGATTGGGAACTGGAACAACAAACTCAAGATCACCCGGACCCACACAGTCAGGCAGCCCAAAAAGCCAATCAATCGTAGTAAACCTGTAGCCTGGTAAATACTCATATGAAGATTAAAGAGATTATGGCATGTGTGGCGCATGATCACACACACTTAAACGAACGCACTACCCGAACTAGCAAGGTGGGTGCACCAGGCACACTTAAGGCCAAAATTTCTGGTAAGGTAACTTGTGACAAAGTGCAAAAACTCAAGCATAAACGGAATGCCACTCCGCACGATGTGAGTCAAGCAAACTGGTTCATAAACATGCATGGATGTGCCAAATCCACCCAGCTGACAGAAATATTCAGAGAACCTGCACAGCATGTGAAGTGGAATCGTGGTCAGCATGGTGAATATCACTTCTTTGAGACTGAGTTTGCATTCCAGAACAAGAGAGTGGTTGTGGGCATGTATGAGGATCATGATCAAATTAGTGCCAAGTTTGTGGCACGCAACACAGACATGGACTTGCCACCCAGTTACAAAGGATACAGTGTGGTGTTCAGTGTGAACGGCAGCACAGATGCAACTGGGGAGTTGGGCACTGCTGCCAGCAAGCTGTTTGCACAAGTGGTCAGCGTGCTAAAAGGTTTCCTGAGCACCCATTCCTGGGATTATGTGTTTTTTGTGGGTGGAGAAGAAAGCAGAGACAGGCTGTATGATGCACTCACGCATCTGTTAGCTAATCAAGTGGGCGCCAAAGTGGCCACATACAGAAGTGACTTTCTCATATACAAGCCACATACAGAAGTGACTTTCTCATATACAAGCCATATACAGAATTAACAGAAGCAGGTGGTGTAGGGTTGGTGGTGCCTGGAGTCAACATGCCTGCTGGTATTCATCCTGATGAGATCAAACGTCAAGCACGCAAATGGGGATTCAAAGTGAGCAAGCAGGGCGTGCCACCCATTGTGCGCTCAGATGATAAGTTGTGAACATATTGTAATCATCACTCACATGTTGCATAATTCCGGCACATGTTATCCAGTGTTCAACAACGACTTGCAGAATTATCTGCACAGCCTCTGCTACCAGAATCCCATGTGAGATTTCTGTATCATTTGAGAGATCAGGGGGTACAGCCTGCCATCATTTATGATGTGGGTGCATGTGTACTACACTGGTATTCACAAGCTGTGCAAGTATGGCCTCATGCGAGATATTATGTGTGTGAAGCCATGCACAGTGTGGAATTCCTATACAAACAACATGGGTTAAACTACCATTTAGGTGTGCTCAGCAATAGCGATCGTAAAACTGTCACATTCTGGCAGAATGATCATCACCCTGGTGGTAACAGCTATTACAAAGAGAATGAGCTGTACAACCCAGAAGTTCATGAATATTCCAATGCACAGCATCGCAAACTGATGCCCACTTGTACGTTGGACAGAGTGATCACAGAACGTGGTTGGCCCTTGCCTGATCTGATCAAGATGGATGTGCAAGGCGCAGAAGCAGATGTATTACAAGGCATGCAACAGGTGCTGCCACATGTGCAACATGTGATCCTGGAGTTGCAGCAGGTGGAATACAATCAGGGTGCACCAAAGGCACCACAGGTGATTGAATGGTTAACTCAACAGGGGTTCACATGTGAGGCACCTTTGTTTAGTAACAATGGTGTGGATGGCGATTACTACTTTAGGAGAATGTCATGAAGATAGCATTTGTGGATGTGTTGGGTTTACCTTATGATGGTGTGACTCTTTCCAAGAGAGGTTTGGGTGGTAGTGAGAGTGCTGTCATATACATGAGCGCTAATTTGGTTAAGTTGGGTTTTCAAGTCACAGTTTTCTGTGAATGTGACACAGATAATGCTCGCCCAGGCACATATGACGGTGTGCAATACAAACACTTATATGAACTTGCACATGATGACTGTGAATATGATGTGATCATAAGCAGCAGAAGTGTGGAACCATTTGTGCCTGTAGACTGGGACAGATCATGGTGTAGACATGATCACATGTTATACAACACTTTACAAGGCAGTAAGGCACACAAAGTGCTCTGGATGCATGACACATTCTGTTCAGGTGACCATGTGTTGGAACAGCTGGTCATGCACAATCACTTCCAGGAAATGTTTGTGCTGAGTGACTGGCACATGACATATGTGCTCAACTGTGATCATGGGGCACGCAGAAACTATGAAGTGCTCAAACGAAAGACCTGGATCACACGCAATGGTGTGAACATTTGGCAGCCATATGTGGATGTGAGTACTAAAGATCCTTGGCAATTTGTGTATAACGCCAGTGTGAGTAAGGGTATGCAGATCCTGTTAGAGCATGTGTGGCCACGCATTCATGAGGCACATCCTGAAGCCAAGCTCAAAGTGATTGGTGGCTATTACAAGTTCAGATCAGATCAGCCACCAGATGAACAGGAACAACTGTGGCATCGTTTGAAAGATGCTCACAATCAAAAGCTGGGAGTACACTTCACAGGCATCATCCCTCAGCCGCAGATAGCAGAAATTCTAGCTGCAAGCACTGCAATGATTTACCCTAATGCATTCCCAGAAACATTTGGCATCAGTGCTCTTGAGAGTTTGTGCTATAACACACCACTCATCACCAATCGCTTTGGAGCACTAGAGGAAACTGCTGTGGACATAGCCTGCTACAAAGTGGATTATGCTATACAGCCAAACAGTTTGTTCCCTCTCATAAACACTGCGCACCAAGTGGATGCATTTGTACATGAGGTGTTGCAGGTCATACAAAACAGATATCTATTGCAGCAGAAACAACATGCATGCAGTATTGTGAAGCCCTGGGTCACCTGGAACACAGTGGCACTACAATGGAAGCAACACTTTTTCCGTATCACAGATCGCATGCTGAGTTCAGAAGAATTTATTCAGTCAGCTCAGATCACAACCAGAATTCAACAGATCTTTGGCCGTAGAACCACAAATCCAGAAGGGCATCAAGTATACCAAATACCTGAACAACCTATTGTGATCATATCCCCTTTCAGAAATGCTGAGAACTACATCAGCAGATGCATCATGAGTGTGGCCACACAATCATACACGCACGTGACACACATCCTGATTGATGATGCAAGCACAGACAGCAGCTATCATATAGCACAAATGACTATTAACTCATGCCCTGTGCACATACAATCCAGAATCCAGTTGTGGCAGAACACACAAAGAGTGGGTGCTGTGGGCAATCAATTTCAAGCTTTACAGTGGGTCAAGCAAAACTGCGCTGCCAACACCATTGTGTGTTTGTTGGATGGAGATGACTGGTTGGTGAACAGAAATGATGTACTCCACATGATAAATCGTCACATGGATGATACATGTGATTTCAGTTATGGTAGCTCATGGAGTGTGGCAGATCAGATTCCCCTTATAGCGCAAGAATATCCACCTGATGTGAGAGCCACACGATCATACAGATCACACAAGTTCACCTGGATTATTCCCTATACCCACATGAGAACATTCAGAATTCATTTATTTGATGCACAAATAAAATCTGAATGGCAGTCAGATTCTGGCGAATGGTGGCTAGCAGGTGGAGATACACATGTGTTCTATTCTCTCATAGAGCGTGTGCACCCTGATCGTATCAAAGTCATGCAGGATGTGATTGTGAACTATAATGATGAGAACCCTTTGAACGACTACAAAGTGCATGCACAAGAACAGACTGCAACTGCTCATGCTGCCATAAGCCCTGTGTCTCAGGGGGGTACAACCGTGCTTGCACCCACACCATCTCCAGTCACGCCATCTACTCCCCATGTGTTAAAACCCACACGCATCCTGTTGGCCATACCCACAGCCAAATATGTGGAAGTGGACACATTTAAAAGCATGTGGGATCTGCATGTGCCCGCTAACTGTGAGCTGGAGTTTCAATACTTTTATGGTTATAACATACAGCAGATTAGAAATCTGCAAGTGATCTGGATGCTGAACAATCAGTTTGATCATGTGCTGCATGTGGACAGTGACATGACTTTTCCACCTCACACACTGGAATGGCTATTGTACATGCAGACTGAACGCAGAGCCATCACAAGTGGATGCTATGTGCAACGCAAAGAGTCAGAAAAGATACTGGAAGTTTATGTGCATGATGTGCAAACAGGTGGTCATGTACATCTGCCTGTGCAAGATCTTGCACCCAATCGCATCATGAATGTGCAAGCCGTGGGATTCGGCTGCTGTTTGGTGAGGCGAGATGTGTATGAACAGGTGTCTGACCCTTGGTTTGAATATCACAACCCCACACCACACAAGGCGATTGTGAGTGAGGATGTGGACTTGTGCATGAAGGCCACCCAAAAAGGCTTTGAAATCGGTGTGCACACAGGATTACATTATGGACACATTCATAAGACTGTGTTGAGGCCATAAGGTTTAAATAGGGTCATGCCCAATTTATATGCGTTTGGCGCTCAAGCCATCAACTACTACAGCAAGTGTGGAATATGTTCTACCACAGACTTGACGTCTTTTGTGCCTGTGAGTGCACCCAATCTGCCATACACTCACTTATTGAGTGCAACCAGAAGCCCAAGTGGCACATGGTGCATGACCACTAATTCTGGTGGTGCAGTAAGAACTTCCAATCTTGTGGATTACTATTCATATGACTTGAGTAATAAACAATGGCAGTTTAACAAAGTGTTGTATAGCACTCAATTCGTGGCAGTAGGTTTTGTGAGAACTTTGGAAAACCTGGAACAAGCCACCCTGTTTATAAGTGACTCTGCATTTGACGAATACAGCTGGCAAGCCAGATTTGCCGTGTTTGATACATACAGTGCATTTACAGATGTTTGCAATACCACTACAGGTAACATGGTGGCTGTGGGGTATGCTAACAAGCTGCAAGCCAGTTTGATGATTGTGGGATCTGTATCAGGCAGATGGGAACAAATACAATTGCCTGAGCACATACAAGGTGGTGTATGGAGTGTGAGCAGTGATGGCACACGCATATGGGTGGGTGGAAGAGGATGGATCGCCGTTGCCCCTCTTACCAATTTGTCCAACTGGATACGTGTTGATTTAGGCACTTCTGATACAGTCACTCAAATTGTGAATGCAAATGGTTTGACTGTGGCCGTGGCGGGACACACCGTTTTCTATAGCACTAACGGTGTGGACTATGCCAACATTCAAATTACTGGGCATGAGCTCACATGTGCGCATGCTTACAACAGCAAGATCATCATGGGTGGTCACAGCATGCTCACACAATCAGACATGTGGGTGTTTGATCCTGTCTCCAAACAAGTGGATCCTAAAAAAACTGGTGTGCATGCATATTCGTTCGTGATGGTTTGACACAATAACTCCTTACAAACACAATCACACATGTGTAATTTTAACCAGGAGTAAATCACATGACTAATGCAACCCCAGCCAACTTTGGTGCAGCAGATAAGACCAAGATCCAGCATCTGATCAATTCGGGCATTGAAGTTATGCGTGAAATTGCCACCCTTAGAGAGGGTCTCAAAGACACTGTGACCGCAGTATCTGATGAACTAGACCTTGAAAAGAAGGTGCTACAACGTGCAATTCGCATGGCTTATAAGAAGAGCCAGCAAAATCAGAATGTGGTGGAAGATGCCCAGGAGGAACTGGATGCTGTGGAGCAACTGTTAGCGGCTGCCGGAGTATAATCTTTGATACAAATATGGAATCAGCTGTGTGCAGAATTACGCACACAGCCTGTGACTGTGAGTTTGGAGATCCTGGGCACTGTGACCAGCATGCTGGCTGCGGTGCTGCTAAGTTTCCAGCTGGCAGGATTAATCTGGGTGTATGTGTGCTGGATGTTGGGCAGTGTGTGTTTAACCATGAGCAGCTACAAAAGACGTAACATGAACTTGATCATGCTCATGACATTCTATACAATCATGAACATTATTGGATTTTGGAATTACCTATGACTTATGTGGATGCCTTTTGGAACAAAGAACGTAATTGTATTGATGTGGTTGAGCGTGTGAATTCACGCAGGGTGTATCAGACTTGGCCCACTCGCTTTTTGGTGGCCTGGCCCAGCATCAAAGGCAAACAAAAGAGCATTTATGATACCCCTCTGGACAAGTTTGAGACCAACAAATGGGAAGAGTTCCAGCGTGAACTCAGACAGATTCCCAAGGAACAGCAGTATGAAGCTGACATGAACCCCATGTTCAGATGCTTTTATGATCACTACAAGACTGCCCCAGCCCCTGATCTGCATGTGGCATTCTTCGATATTGAAGTGGGGTGGGAGGCATACAAATATCCCGACGATTATCAAGTTAAAATACGCAAGAAGGAATAGATGCCTTCGTCGATATGGAACCTCCTGGCTAAATAGAGTCAGGAGGTTTACTATGAATTATCAATCCATCTATAACAACCTTATCATTCAAGCGCAACGCAGAGCTCTTGATCCTACTGTTCTCTACGAGAAACACCATATAATCCCAAAAAGTTTGGGCGGAAGCAACAAACCGTCAAACCTTGTTAAGTTAACTTTGAGAGAACACTTTGTTGCACACAGGCTACTTGTTAAGATTCATGCAAGCAATTCTCACAACAGCGCCAAGATGGTTCATGCGTTATGGTGGATGTGCAAGACCAAATCTGCACAAGATGACTCTATTGTGAGTAGTCATGCATATGAGACTGCTCGTAGTGCATTTATTCTCCACTGCCCCATGAAGGATGCTGAACGTAAAAAAAGAGTAGCAGAAAAGCGTGCACAGGGACTCTATAGATATGACAACGCAAAGTTATCAATTATCCACAAGGCGAGACTAGCTGAGCTCACTGAGGAACAAATGCAGGACAGAATGTCTAAATCAACAGGTTCAGCAGATCATACTAAACGCGGAGAGTCTATTCGAAAGGGTAAGGCATCTAAATTTAAAATCATACAACATGATGGATCAACCATAGAGTTCTGGTCATATGACAACGTCAAAGAGATAACTGGCGTATCTTATCAAGTAATTTTATTGCGATTGAGACTGCACAAGGGATTGTTAACAGATGGACGCCAGATAGCGTGTGTATCTAAATTTAACAAAAGCAACCATAAAAAACCTAGATCAAAGCTCCTGTTAGAAAAAGCCAACGGAACCAGCATAGTATTTGACCCGTCGGAAGATGTGAAGGCTCTCACAGGATATAGCCTGTGCACAATACGGAACCGAATATTAAGACGCGGAGGTTTACTATCAGATGGTTCTCGAGTATCATATCTACAGAAGTATAATGGAAAAGAGAAATGACTGAAACACAAATCTCTGTAAGAGATCTGGACTATCTACAACATCAAGAAGATTATGAGGTTTGGGACCATGTGGCCAATGAATGGGTGCCAGTAAATGGATGCAGATATCTGGAACAGGGAAGGGGGTTTAGTGACATCAGTGAGGCATTCAACCCCATAACTGCCATCAGTGTGTATTGCAACTGGCTGGAAACCAATTTCACATTGGTGTTGGCACCACGCACATACACCCAAACACAAGCACAGGAAATCTGTGAAAAGTTTGATAACACTGTGTTGTGTGAATCAGAAAAAGAGCTATTGGATGTGTTCCTCACATTGATTGAGGACGCAGATGTGCTCACAGGTTGGAATTCAGAAGGATATGACATCCCCTATCTGGTCAACCGCATGGTGCAGGTCATGGGCAAGGAACACACTCGCAGACTGTGTTTGTGGAACAAGCTGCCCAAGAAGCGTGAATATGAATCATATGGCAAGCCCACATTCACATATGATCTGAGCGGTAGAGTACACTTGGATTATCTGCAATTGTATCGCAAACACACCTACCATGAAATGCATTCATATCGCTTGGACTTTGTGGGCGAGTATGAAGTGGGTGACAAGAAGATTGCATATGAAGGCAGTCTGGACAAGCTGTATAATGAAGACTTTGAGAAGTTTATTGAATACAACAGGCAGGACGTCATGCTGCTGGTCAAGATTGATCAGAAGCTCAAGTTCATTGATCTGAGTAATGACCTAGCACATGAAAATGGAGTGCTCATGAGCACCACCATGGGATCAGTTCAGCTGATTGATAATGCCATCACTAATGAAGCCCATGACAGACACATGTTGGTGCCCATCAAACAGCGTGCGCCTGCTGCAATGAAAAACGCACCTGTGGATGAGGATGATGACGAACCGCATGGTATTGTGGGTGCATATGTGGCTGATCCTGTGCAAGGTTTGCATGACTGGATTGGCGGCGTGGACATCAACAGCCTGTATCCATCTGCAATTCGCAGTTTGAACATGAGCAAGGAAACTGTGGTGGGCCAGATCAGGTCAGATGCCACAGACAGACTGATTCAACATCGCATGCAAAAGGAGAAGAGAACCTTTGCAGATGCATGGAATGAGATGTTTGGCACTCTGGAATACACACAGGTCATGAACAAAGAGCTCATCATGCTCACTGTGGATCTGGAGGATGGTACACAAGCTGAACTGTCCGGCGCAGAGTTGTATGACTGGATCTTTAACAATCCCAAGCGTTCACTCACTGTGAGTGCTAATGGCACCATCTTTGATCAGAGCAAAGCAGGTGTGGTGCCTGGGCTGTTGGCCAGATGGTATGCAGAACGCAAACAGCTTCAGGCCAAGGTCAAGGATGTGAATCAATTCAAAGAAGGTGTGCAGATTCCTGAAGATTTATTAGCACAAGTTAAAAAATTACTTGACTAGTGTGGCTAAATAGCCTATATGGAGGTATAGGCTATGAAAATTCAACAAATTCAACAAATTCATCAAACATTATTAAATCATGCCACCCTTAGATCTCATGTGCATCTGACCAGATATGTCAAACTCATGGATTATTATGTGAATAGCCCTTGCACGAAAAGTGTTCACACAAAGGGTCTGTTTGAAAATCATCACATACTGCCTAGAGGAATGTGGCCAGATCATGAACATGATAAATGGAATTTGGTCACACTGCCCACCAAGGCACATTATATTGCACATTATTTGTTATATAAAAGCTTCAAACACAGAAGTTGTGTGTTTGCATTTAACCAAATGAGGCGAGTATGTGACAAACCAGCCGCCAACTGTCAGCTGTATCAAGCTGCTAGAGTGGATCTGGCTCAATTAATATCAGAAATAAACACGGGCAGAATTATGAGTGCGGAAAACCGCAAGAACACAAGTGAAAGATTTAAGGGCACCAATTTGTATCGTAATCAAATGACTGGCGATTTGGTTAGATTTATCGTGGATCAACAACCAGATGGTTGGGAACCATTCCAAACAGGAAGAGTGAGAACTCTTGAATCTAAACTGGGTATGAAGGACAAAATGTCCAATCGTATTTGGCAATATCATCCTGAAACACACGATGTGAAATTTACCCAGGACATACATGAGGGATATATTATGGGATATCCTGAATGGCTGATGAATAATCGAGGAGCCTTAAAGAACCATATCTGGATCCATAATCCAGATACAAAAGAATCCATACGCATACCTGATCATTCGGAAATACCTGACGGATATCATGTGGGCAGGGGTACATTTAACAACACAGGGTTTAACTCTATAAATGGGCTAGGGCAAATTAAAGTGGTCAATCTGTCCACCAAACAATATGAAATGATTCATAAAAGTGACTATGATCCCACCATACACATGCAAAGTGGTCAGAAACTTGATCAAATTGTTGTTTATCAATATAAAGGCAGTGTGTTTACTCAATACACTCAACTATTGCAAGAACATCCTGAACTTCCTGAATTCCGCTTCAGATCAATCAGGATGAAGGATCAAAGGATACCTAAACCTCATCATAATCAAACAAAGGCTAGATTGGAATTCTGTACGCAACATCAGGGAAAAACACCTGAACAGGTTGGCTTATGGGTTATACCTCTAGTATCATTAAACTATCAGAAAGGGGACATATATGCTAAATCCTGAAGAAGTAACTATGGCCATCAAACAGAAGGATCCTGTGAAATTGGCTGCTGCAATGAGAAAGTATAACTTGACTCTCAAAGAAGACCGCATTGTAGCAGATCCTGAATATTTGAATAAATCAGCCGCTTATTGGGACAGAATGCAGCTAATCAAGAAGATTCTCCTTAATTCCTAAATTTACTGGGACGCAAACAGGTAACTGTTTGATGAAAACCGCTCTAATTGCTGGGAACTCCTAAATCAGGACAATCAGCAGCCAAGCACTGGTGACAGTGAAGGTTCAACGACTAGATCGAAAGATCGTAGACCCAAGTGGGTCGAAATGGGTGGCATCCTGATTCAGGATGATGATATAGTCTCCTCTGCATGGTAACATGCAGCAGCACATGATGGTGCGGAACAGCAGTAACGACGCTGTTTGAAGATACAGGTGTACGGAGCAATCGGCAACGAGTACAGCGCATGGTTTGATGCCAGGATTGCACAAAGCACCACATTGTGTGGTCGGTGTATTGTGCGTCACATGGGCAGCAAGATAAATGAAGTGATTGCAGGTGAGTATTCACATAAGGGCGCAAGTGTCATATATGGTGACAGTGTTACTGGTGATACCATGATCCGCACAGATTCGGGGGAAGTCACTATTGAGCAGCTATTCAAAGAATGCACAGAGCATGTGAAACTGGAGAGCGGTAAGGAATATGGTGTGTTAACATCTGCTAAAGTGGTAGGATTTAATGGTCATGATATGGAACCTGTACTGAGCGGTGTGGAGACTGTTATGCGTCACAAAACAAAGAAAAAGCTGTATCGCATTACTACTGCAAATGGAAACCAAGTCACAGTAACTGAAGATCACAGTCTCATGGTGGACAGGGACGGATTCCTTTTAGAGGTTAAGCCCAATGAGATTCAAGAAGGGGACAATGTGATAACTCTGGAAGTTTAGGTATAAATACTCCTATGCAAATAGGAGTATCGCCATATGCCCAAATGTCTTGAATGTGGATTTGAATCACAACGTCTACAATGGACTCACTTCAAATACAAATGCACGGGTAAATTTGAGAATGGGCAGCAGTATATGGCTGCCTATCCTGGAGCTAAAACTGTGGATCCTGAATTAGCTAAAAAGACAGCCGTAACTCTTGACACACTCATACACAAGTATGGAGAACAAGAGGGTATGGCTCGTTGGCAGACATACAAACAGAAGCAGGCACACAGTAATAGTCTGGTCTATAAAAAAGAGAAACATGGTTGGTCAGAACAAGACTATAGAGAATACAATCTGAGCAGATCAATAACTCCGGAGACCATGGTTAAGAAATATGGTCTAGAACAAGGGTTGGCCAAATATGAGTCATACTGTGATAAACAAAAGATCACAAAGAGTCGTGAATATGTAGTAGCCAAGTATGGAGAAGCCAAGTGGGATCAGATAAACTATAAAAAGGGTGAGCCTCATAATCCGCAGCTTATTGCACTCAAAGAGAACATCACTATTGATCAAGCAGTAGCCAAGATCGCTGCCAGATATAAATCTGCCTATACAAGTAAACTGGAACTTGAATTTGTTGCAGAGCTTGAAAAGCTAGTAGGACCGTTAGACCATACAAACAATCATGCCCCGTTCGGGAAGTGGGATCATGAGCGTGGCAGATATGTGGTTTACGATGTCAAACATGGTAACTGCATTATTGAGTTTAACGGGGACTATTGGCATGCTAATCCTGCGATCTATGCAGCCGAGGACCAAATCAGAGGCACAAGTGCTCAAGATATCTGGAACAAAGATAAGAATAAGCTTGATATTGCACGTGATGCAGGCTTGAATATAATGGTAGTGTGGGAATGTGATTATCTTAACCACAAAGAACAAGTAATGAAGGAAGTGGCAGAATGGATACAGAATACACAAAAGTAACAAAGATAGAGTGTTTAGGTGAGGTGGATGATTATGTTTATGATATAAGTGTCAAGAATCAGGATCCTTACTTTTTCGGCAATGATATTCTGCTCCACAACACAGACTCTATCTACTTCTCAGCATATCCTGTCATGAATGGCATGGAAGAGTTCAAGGAATTCTCATGGAGCAAGGAGGATGTTATTGATCTTTATGATCAGATTGCAGACATCACAAATGCCAGCTTCCCAGACTTCATGAAACAAGCCTTCAATGTGAATGCTGATCGCAGTGTGATCAAGGCTGGCAGAGAGCTTGTGGCCAGCAAAGGCATGTTTATTACCAAGAAGCGATATGCGGTGCTCATCTACGATAAAGAAGGCACACGCAAGGATGTGAATGGTAAGCCTGGAGAGATCAAGGCCATGGGTCTGGATCTGAAACGGTCAGACACACCCAAGCCTGTGCAAGAGTTCCTACATGAAGTATTGGTGATGGCACTCACAGATGGTACCCAGGCTCAAGTGTTTGATCGCATCAAGCGATTCAGGACAGAGTTTGCAAGCTGGCCAGCATGGGCCAAGGGCACACCCAAGAGGGTGAACAAGCTCACATACTATGGTGACCTCATGCGCAAACAGGAGGGCGGTATGCGAGACACATTTGAGGGCAAAGCGTCAGACAAAAAAACCATTCCTGGGCATGTGAGAGCGGCCCTCAACTACAACCGATTGAAAGATGTATATAACGATAATGCATCTCTGCAGATAACTGATGGATTTAAGATTATTGTATGTAAGCTGCGGCCCAACCCATTAGGGCTCACTAGTGTGGCATATCCAGTAGATCAAATGATATTACCAGACTGGTTTAAATCTCTTCCGTTTGCAGATGATGAAATGGAAGATGCATTGATTAGTAAAAAGTTAGATAACTTGTTGGGTGTACTCAAATGGGACCTAAATGAAGCTCGCAACAACGAAACGTTTGATAACATGTTTAGTTTTTAAGAAAGGAACACATGATGATTAAAATCGTAAACGTGGAAGGGCCCATACCTGATCCACAAACTTTTCAACCATACCTGCGTGTGACTGCTGATTGTCAGATGCAAGTCACACAAGTGGGCAGAACAGAACAGGAAAATGCTCTCATCATATACACAGCTTTGAATGAGGCATGGGCGGAGTGGAACAAGAAGGTGGAACATGTGCCCAAAGAGGCATAATTTAATCTGTCCCCCTTGACAGTAGTATGTGTGCCTGATACAATCTGTTATCAATTCAAATTGGAATACACACATGGATGATTTAGGCGACAGGATCAAATCATATGAAGCACATGAAACCTCCCGCAAATTGATTCCAGGGATACCTGTGTACGCCCGCATGGACGGCAGGTCATTTAGCAAGTTTACTAG